TTGCATCAATACTTGGTTTATTTTGTCAATCTAAATGTTTAAGTGATGAAATGAAAGTATATGATTTAAATTCATTAAATGTTCCACAAATAATTAAAACTAAACTTACTGATATTGAAAAAATGAAAGATATAATTGAAAAACAAGAACTAGAACAACAATTTACTTCATTCTCAGAAATGAATATTAACTATGAAATGGTTGAATATACAATGAATTGGATTGGTGGTAAAAAATTTGAAGAAATTAATTATGATAACTATATTGGAGAATTTATTAAAGATATGTTAAAATTAGATAATATTATTAATACAATGGAAACAATCGCTCAAATAAAAAATGATTATATTTTACTAAATAAACTTCAAATGATACATCCATTAATACTAAGAGATATTGTAAGTAATGAAAGTTTATATATAAAAATTTAAAATATCTATAAATTATTGATATTTTAATTATCTTCGTTTTCTTTTTCTACTATCTTTTCTTCTACTATCTTTTCTTCTCTTATTTCTTCTTTTTTGTGCAGAAATATCATAAGTACTTGGTGATTCACTAATATCAAATGAATCTGGTGATGCACTATCATCAAATGAATCTGGTGATACACTAACTCGTTTTTTTCGTTTTTTTGCTAAATATTCATCTGCCAATGATTCTCCATCTTCATCTAAATATCCATATACACTATCATCAATTGTATCCGCTGAATATGTAGGTGTTTCTTCATCATCTTCATCATCTTCATAATTTCTTCTTTTTTTAGTTGGACTATCTTTTAATTCTGAATCTATTACATTAGTATCATAACTCATATATCGTTTTCGTTCATATTCATTATTATTTTTATATTGTTTTTTTCTTCCTTTTTCTATTTCTTTTTCAATAGTATTTCTATCTTTTTCTGTTTTATTAATTATTTTTTGTGTTGTGGTTGTTAAATTTTGAAATTTAAGCATTAGTTGTTTTACATTCCGTACATTTAATGTTTCAGAAATATATTTTAATGTATCTACAATTGTCTTTCTTTCAATAATACTATCATCAACCATTTCATCTAATAAACGAAGTACAATAGAATTATTTTTTATAATAAAATCATCTTTATCTGCTAGTAAGGCATTTCTAAATGCATAACCGATTGAATAAGACATGATTTTATCAAAAATATGTTTTAATCCGACTTCTCCTGTATAAATATCTTTAAATCCTGTATAAATATCTTTTAATCTTCCCCCAGGATTATTACTACCTCTTAAATAATCACCTGCTTTTTCGAATTTTCCTCTTTCTCTTAATTTTTCATGCATATACCAAAATATTTCTTTTGATTCTTCAAAATCACTTGTTAATTCTAAATTAATACCTCTAAATTTACTTAATGCTTTTGCCTCTCTTCTTAAATCTTTTTTTCCATAATTTAAGAAATAATCATAAATAAAAATTTCATTTGGTAAAACTAAATATCTAGTTGCACGACCTCCTTTACTAAAACTACTCATGAATTTAAGAAATTCTCTTTTTGATGTTACTACATAATCAGATGAAAAATCAATGAAAACGGGATGAATAAATTTTTTTTGATATTTTCTAAATAATAGATTTTTTCCTTTAACATCTCCAAGTAAAAATCCAATATCATATATACAATGTCTTGCAGCAGATAATACATAACCAAGACATTTAAGTATATCAAGTTCATCTAAAGTTCTAAGAACTTCTTTAAAGTTTTGTCCATTTGGCATTGTAATAGACATTAATTTAAATCTATTATCACGAAAATTAATACCACAATCCTTTAAATCGGTTTTTATTTTTTCATTTGTAATTGCTCTTGGGTCTCTTACATAACATAAATCAATACCTGGTAAAAAAAATAATGATTCTTTATCATAAGCTCGAAGAGTTTTTCCAATTTCATATTCTTCTGCGAGTTCTGCTTGTTGTTTTGGTGATACTTTTGATAAATCAAAAATTTTTGATACTTTTCCAATTTTATTAATTGCTGAATTACATACAATAGGGTGAGATATTACACATCCATCACGACCTTTTCCTAAAACAGCACCGCCCATTTGTTTTGTTGTTTTTTTAGTTTGTTTTTTAGTTTGTTTTTTAGTTTGTTTTTTAACTGGTTTTTTAACTGGTTTGGTTTTTTTTACAACTGGTTTTTTTGCAACTTGTTTAGTCGGCATAATTAAACTATATATATTATATAATATTATATAATAATTTTTTTATAATATTATTTAATTTATTTATTTTTTAGATTGTTTCTTTGATTTTTTAGAAACTTGTTTTGTGGATTGTTTCTTTGATTTTTTAGAAACTTGTTTTGTGGATTGTTTTGTCCTTGATGCTCGTAATGATTTTGCTGCATTACGTAATCGTTTTTCCATTGTTGCAGTTGTTTGTTTCTTTTTAAAACAACATCGTTCTCCTGTTGTTGTTACACCTTCATGTTTATAAGTTTCTCCTGTGCAAGGGATTTTTCTAGCAGAAACTAAACATTTACCTTTTCGTGTGTTTCTTTTACGAGCACCAAATGGTTTCTTTGCTTCTTTTAATTTTTTATTTGCTGCGTGATATGTTTTTGGATTATCTAAAGCTTTACATAATTCTACTTTATTCATTGTTGATTTATGACCATCATGATAAGCACGAGATGGATTATATACTCCTAATGGTGTTAATACTGCATATTCTTTTGTTTTTTTAATTTGTCTAAAAGTTTTTTTCATACATTCTTCATATGGTAATCTAATATCATGAACTTGTTTTGTGGATTTCTTTGACATAATATTGTATGTATATAATAAATACAATATTTTATTTTTATTTTATTTAATCTTTTTTTCTTCTGTATTTGATTTAACACTTTGTTCTAATTCTTTTTTATTAATATTATAACGCAATGCAATATCTGCAATAATATCATTTGTTATTTTATCTAATGTTTTTGATAGTAAATTAAATATTTTTTTTGATACTTTTGAATTCTTTTTTGTCATTTGAATATTTACTTTTTAAATCTAATCAATTTTCAAATTTTTTATTATAATTTCTATCTTCATTAATATTATTATTTGCTATATGTAAAACTAATGATAATACTAATAATATTAATAAAATAAATAATTTCGCACAACATTTCACTTGATATTGACTACGATTAGTTATATTTGTAATGATTGTTTCATAAATTAATCCATTATCAGTTAAATATGAATTAAGAGTATCTTTTATTTTCTTAATTTCTTCTATTTCATCTCTACAATAAGGACATTTTTCCAATGAATTACATATCATATTTGTATAACATTCTAAACAAATTTCGTGCTGACAAGATAAATGAACATTTGTTTTTTGTTTTTGACAACAAATTTCACAAAATTTTGTTTTAATTCGTCTTGTTAATATATTTTTTGGACTTATTGTTTTTTTATTTTCATTATTAATTACTACTTCTATTTCTATTTCTTTTGAATCACTCTCTAATGAATCAAACATATTGTATATATAATATAATTTAAAAATTTAAAAATGATTATATATATATAATTATATACGAAATGGTTCATATTAATAATTTTGTTGATAAAATATATTGTATTAATTTAAAAGAAAGAACTGATAGAAAAAAAGAAGTATTAGAAAATACTAGAAAATATAATATTAAAAATATATCATTTTTTGAAGCAATTAAGAATAAAGAAGGATGGAGAGGTTGTTTGACATCACATTTAAATATTTTAAAAGATGCAAAAAAGAATAATTATAATAAAATTCTTATTCTAGAAGATGATTGTGATTTTATAAATAAACCAGATATCGATGTTAAAAAACTTCCATCTAACTGGGATATGTTATATTTAAGTGCAAATGTAGTTGAAGTTTTTGATAATGATAAGTATAAAGATATACTTAAAAAAACTTGGGTTAGAGTATCTTGTCTAACAACTTCATGTATGATTATTAATAATAAATCAATAAATGAATTAATTAATTTACTTGAAAAATGTAATGAACCAATCGATTTATTTTTAACAAAAGAATATCATCCTAAGAAAAATTGTTTTGTATTAAATAAAATGATTTCTAAACAACGAACTGGTTGGTCTGATATTGAACAAAAACAGATGGATTATTATTTTAATACAGTTGAAGATAAAATTAAAATTCAAAATGCACCTTTTGAATATAATAAAGAAACTCATGACTATAAATTGAAATTACTTTATTTTACAGATGAAGAACTTCCATATGTAAGTATTCTTACACCTACTAAAAATAGAAAAAATTTATTTCCAATTGCGATTGAATGTTTTAATAATTTTGTTTATCCAAAAGAAAAATTAGAATGGATTATTGTTGATGATTCAGATGATGGAAGTTCATTATCAGATATTTTACCAAAAGATAATAGAATCAAATATAAAAAAATCAATACTAATAAAAAAATTCCAGTTTCAATGAAAAGAAATTTATGTGCAAAGTTTGCATCTAATGATATTCTAATTCATATGGATGATGATGACTATTATACACCTATTAGTATATTAAGTAGAGTAAAAGTCTTAATGACATATCCTAAAATTAATATGGTCGGTTGTGGAGTTATTCGATGTTATGATGTCAAACAAAATGTTTATTATGATGCTGGTTGTTTAGAAACATTAGCAGAAGCAACTATGGCATATCGTAAAAAGTTTTGGAAAACAAAACAATTTAATAATAATATTAAACTTGGTGAAGGTATGTTATTTTTAAAAAATAGAAAAGATGAATGTTATCAAATACCTCACGATTTTGTAATGTGTGCAATTAATCATAAAGGAAATATAACTGGAAGTATTAGACAAGTAATTAATTCTAAGTATCATATCGATATTCAATCTCTACCAAATGAAATGTTAAAATTAATTCGTAAAATACATTCTTAAATAAAGTTAAATAATTAAAATAACTTTATTTCTTTTGATTTTTATAAATATATATTCCAGCTAATATTATTAAAGTAAGGATTATAATATTTGTTTTTGTTAATAATTTTGATGAATTATTTGCATTTTCATTTTCATTATATAATTGTTCTCTTAAAGTAGTACTATCATATAAAGGTCTTCCAATTTTTATTTGAACTTCATTTCTCATTAATACAGTCCATTCAAATAAATCATGCGGATGTGATAAATAATTATCTATATTATGAATTTTAATATGTTCTTCAAAATTACCAGCACATGAATTACATGGTAAAACATTTCCAATTGACATAAAAAAATTCTTATAATCATTTTTTATTGCAACAGTTGGATTAGTTGGATATGATAATGCAACACAATGAAGAAATTTCCAAGCGGCACCACCCCATATTACAGGTTGAAAATTAATTTTATCCATTAAATATCAATTTATATTAATATTTAATATTATTTTTTTATAAAAATTATACTGATGCAAAATTACTACCATATGGGTCATAACCTGAAAAGAATGCATCTAATCCAGTTTGTAATGGTCCTGTTTGTAATGGTTGTGGATTTTGCATTACACTTCCATTATTAGAATCATAATTTGCATCTAATGAACCATATAATGGTGGAGATTCAAGTGTTTGTTGTCTTATTTGTTGTGGTAATAATTGTTGTTGTGGTAATAGTTGTTGTTGATTATTACTCATTTGTTGACGGTTCATCATTGTTTGTTCTGATGTAATAATTTGAGTTCTTTGCATATCTGGTGGCATCATTGGAGGACTTTGAACTGGTCCAGATGCACCACGTGTCATATCTGTTGTTGGATTTCCGGATGGAGTTGTCATTGTATATTCTTCTCTAATTTTATTATACATCGCCTTCATTTTTTTATCAGATTCACGTTTGATATAATCTTCATATTTTCTATATAATAAATATAAAAATAATGGTAAGATAGCAACTAACCACATTAATGATGTTTTCTCTTGTTCAAATAATTGCCGTAATAAGATAATATGAACTATATGAAAAATTAAAACTGCAACTAATTTTGGTATTGATGGAAATTTTATACACTCATTCTCATTTGATTTATTTAAAAAATAATAACTCATTGCATAATATATAAAAACAAAAATAATTACTGTTGAAAATCTTTCTAATATATAACTTTCATTTTCATCAAATAGATTATCTAATTCTACTGTCATTATAAACTATATAATAAAAAAATATAAAAAATATAAAAAATATAAAAAAT